CTATGCAGAAACACACGCAAATCTACTTACAAGGAATGGGCTATGACGCTACATCGTTTGTTCCTTGTGAGGTTTGTGGTGGTGTAGGAACTGACATACATCACATAGAAGCGAGGGGAATGGGGGGAACTAAAAAGGCAGACGTAATAGAAAACCTAATGTGTTGTTGTAGAGAATGCCATATTAAGTACGGAGACAAGAAACAATATAAAGAGTTTTTAAAAGATATACACGCAAAGAATTATGGCAAAAGGTAACGAGAATAAGAACAAAATTAGCTTTGGGAAAAGGAAGCGAGGCTCTGCAAAGAAGTCCTTTAACAAGCACACACCCAGAGAAAAAGCTTATAGAGGACAAGGACGATGAGAAAACTAAATGCTATATGGCTTATCCTAACACATAAGGCTTACTTCGTAGCAGTATGTAAGACGGGTAAAAACGGAGACGATATGACTACCATAGGACACTACACCTATGCTATGGCAGAAACTTTAATTAACAAACATATAGCAGACGTAGACACTTACTTAGACCAAGAAGACGCAATAGACGAAGCAAACGATATAATTAACGGCATACTATGATAATACTATCAAGCCAAGTAGAGAGCATAGCCTCACGCAAAGACAAAACAATAAAGCTAACTTTAGCAACCCAGGAACTAAGTCCTAAAGATGCAGCTAACCTATTCCAACTTAACCAACAATTTTGCTACTTAGCAATCAAAGAAGAGCCATTTAGTAAAGAAGAGCAAGGCATCGTAGAAAACCTTAAAGCAGACCCGGACACCTTTAAGACACCGAGCCAAAGATTAAGGGGCATCTTATACAGAACATACGAACAAGACAACGAAGGGTATAAAGATTTTAACACATATTATCTATCCGTAATGGATAGGATATGTCAGCATTATAAAACAAAAATAGATGGGTAGGCATAAAGCAATAGAAACACCGGAATTAATGCTTCAATACTTTACTGAGTATTGCGAGTATTGTAAAAGCAATCCTATTAAAGTTCACGATTTCGTAGGTAAAGACGGAGACGAAGTTTACAGATTAAGGGAGCGACCTTTGACAATAGAAGGCTTTGAGAACTATTGTTACAATCAAGGGGTTATAGGAGATTTAAGCCATTACTTTGCTAATACAAATAATGCTTACGCAGATTTTTTAACTATCTGTTCGCGTATTAGGAAAACAATTAGACAAGACCAAATCGAAGGTGGTATGGCAGGGGTTTACAATCCAAGCATAACTCAGCGTTTGAATAGCTTAGTAGAGAAGTCAGAAAACAAACACGAAGTAAGCGAGATTAAAATAACTTACGATAGATAATGCAGACAGTAGGCTTGAAGTTACATAACCCACACCTAGCGCAAAAGCAAGTAATTGAATGCGATAGTAGGTTTATTGTAATGATGGCAGGTAGAAGGTTTGGCAAGTCCTTGATTAGCCAAACGATTAGCATAGACACGGCAGTTAATAAAAAGCGAGTAGCTTACATTACCCCTACTTACCAATTAGGCAAAATATTTTTTAAGGAGATAGTTGATTTATTGCCATTGGAGATATATTCTAAGAACGAAAGCGACTTAGTAATTACATTCATAACGGGTGGCTCAATTCGTTTCTTTACGGGCGAAAGGTTAGACAATCTTAGAGGTTTAAAGTTTCACTTAGCCGTAATAGACGAGGCTTCTTTTATACCTAACCTTGAAGACGGGTGGCTAAACTCAATAAGACCTACCTTAACGGACTACAAGGGTAAGGCTATATTCCTTAGCACCCCTAAAGGTAAAAACTACTTCTTTAGTTTGTTTAGCAAAGCCGAACCCGATTGGCAAAGCTTTAAGTTTACTACATACGATAACCCTTACATTGATCCAAATGAGATAGACGATGCAAGGAAGCAATTACCTGAGGTTGTATTTGAGCAAGAGTATATGGCAAACCCTGCCGAAAACGCAGCAAACCCATTTGGGAGTCAGCACATACGAAAGTGTATACACCCTGTTACAAGTATGCCTGTGGTAGCTTATGGAATTGATCTGGCAAAGTCGGTCGATTGGACTGTAATAGTAGGTTTAGACGAAGACGGTAATGTAGCTTATTTTGACCGCTTTCAAATGGATTGGCATAATACCAAGCAAACTATACTTAGATTGCCTAAATGCCCTATCCTTGTCGATTCTACGGGGGTTGGAGACCCGATACTTGAAGACCTACAAAGAGAAGGGGTAATGATACAAGGGTTAAAGTTCACAAGTTCAAGTAAGCAGCAGCTTATGGAAGGCTTACAAGCAGCGATACATCAAGGTAAAATAGGCTACCCTGAGGGGATAATAAGCCAGGAGTTAGAAGTATTTGAGTATCAATACACGGCAACCGGGGTTAAGTATTCCGCACCTTCAGGCTTTCACGATGACGCCGTTATGGCTCTGGCTTTGGCTTGGCAGAACTTCAGCCTTAAACGTGGCACGGGCAGGTATGCCTTCCTTTAACCGCTTATCCTTTATATTTACCGCTCATCACAATTTTAAAAAAAAGTTTACCCATTTGATTGTTGAATGTGTAAAGGTTGTATATTTGATATATCAATTAACCACAAACACAAAACACAATGGTACATTTAGTAAAATCAAACAAAAAAAACATAATCGCTTTAACTGAAAAGATTAAAGAGCAAAAGGTACATTTAAGTTTATTCCCAGAAGATAAGTATATGGCAGCCGTTATTCAAATGAATGAAAGGACTTTAGAATTTCTTATAAGCATAAAGAAAAAATAATTTAACCATAAAAACTAAACACAATGAAAAAAGAAACTGCACAATTATTAGCCGTATTTTTAGTAGCTTGTTACCTTATTGGGCAACTGCAAGACATCTACTCAAAATGATCTACGCTATCTGCCTTCTGCTAATTGCAACAGGTTTTGTAATGGCAGCATTAACCGACTATTTAATTAAACACAATGACACAAAGCACAAAAGAATACATAGACAAGTATTACGCAAGTGAGCCGATAAGCATAATGATGAGTAACATTGATGCTACCTATCTAGAAATACTTACATACTGCAACGAGCAGGGTTACGAACCGGCAAAGCGTAGATTAAGGAAACCAGAATATAAGTCAGAAATCGGCTTTTTTGACATTGATAATTACAAACCCGAAACGATATGAGTATCTTATTAATAATTACAATATGGGAAATACTAAAGAAGATAGTAAAGACAATCGTTTACAAGCACTTAAATTCAAAATAGCTTTTTTTACTATTGGCATCTTAGCTTATATTGGTTTATTAATAATGGCTATTATACAAAAACTAAACATTTTTAAAAAATAAACAAATGGAACTACAACAAATCTTTGAAACAACAAAAGAACAAAGGGTGGAGTTTACCCACCAATTAATTGAACGCTTAAACGCAGGGGAACTTGATCCGTTAAAAACACATCTCCAGGTTAAAGCCTTAGAGGATATGCTTGAAACCCTAAAGGCAAACAAGGACTACAAAGATGCGGTATTACAAGCAGCCGTATTAAATGGCAAGGACTTTGAGTATATGAGTGCAAAGTTCAACATTCGCGAGGTCGGAGTTAAGTACGATTATAGCAAATGCGAAAGTCCTGCATACGAGGAAATATTGAACGAGTACAATAGTGCAGCTAAAGCCAAAAAGGATATGGAAGAGTTCCTTAAAAAAGTACCGCATCAAGGACTTGACATTATCAATGGAGTTACTGGCGAGGTAACAAAAGTTTACCCACCTGCCAAAAGCAGCACAACCTCAGTAGCCGTATCACTAAAATAAAAAGAAATGATTTTAACAATAATTGGAGTTATTATACTAATTTTAATGATTATAGAAATTAGAGACGTATATAACCAAACCAAATGATAGTAGGAATATTATGCTCTGTACTATTTGCAACCATAATTTCAATAGTATGGGTTCGCTTAATAGATCAAAGCAACAAGATGTTAGAACAAGATAAAAAAAGAAAACAAATGACACCTAAACATAAAGCATTAAATTTAGTTAAAAAATATTTAGAAATTGATTGGTGGATAATTGATGGTCTAGATATGGAAGATTGGTTAGATGATTATACATTAGAAGAAGCACAAGAATTTGCATTAATAGCAGTAGAGGAGATAGTAAATATTGAGTGTATCGATGTGCAATATTGGATAGAGGTTGCAGAAGAAATAAAAAAAATACAAGAATATGACTTGGAATGATTTAACAGTATGGCAGTACCAACAGATTTATCCGATAGTTACTAAGCCTGAAAAGGATTGGACTAACTTAGACGTAGAGAGTAAGCTTGTAGGTATAATCTACAATCTAACCGACACCCAGGTTGATAGCCTATCTATTCAGCAATTCAATAATCTAAGGGCAACACTTAGCTTTTTAGACGATAAGATAGAAGGTAAGC